CTGTAGAGATAATCTTGATGGCATTCAACTTAATTTCACCTTTAACATAATCTACGGTCCCAACTGCTTTTTTAACAATTACAACCTCTGTGGGTGAATTCAATTTAAAGAGTAATACTGATCCTGTTTTAAGATCTGGATTAGGAATATCTCCCAAATACACAGTATTACTTACTCCACTTACTTTAAACCCAGAAGATCTAATATTATAACCAATAACCATGTTATCCATTACTGGAGGTTTACCATGGTTCTTAATATAGAAGCGATTACCATAACATATTTCATATTCAGCAAAATTACCCAAAGAAGCTTCAAGATCTCTTCTCATATCAACACTAGTGATATTAGAAGTCACAGATTCATGACTATCATCAATAATTTTTTGGTATTTGCTGTATTTGAACCTTCCACCAAACTTATTTAACTGAGAAGATTTGGAGTAGTTTAAAATATTGCTCAAAACAATAGATTTAACATAAGAAGCACTAGGTGCTAAGTTTGTATTATAATAAACACTAGATTGAGACTCTATCCATAAGTATTTTAAATCAATAATCTCTGGAACAATTCCAGCAACAGAATATTTCTTCAAATCATTAGTTATACTTCTCTTAATGGAACTAGAAAGGTGCGTTCCATTATATGGTTTAATACTTACAAAAACTTTTCCATATTTTGGAGGACTTAGATCCTCACCACCAAAGGCAGAGACAGATTCTGCTTCAGGATAGATTTGAGGGATAATTGCTTCATAATCAGAAGAAGTAACCGCCCTATTTTGAGAGGAGAAGATCTGAGTAGCGTACTTTTTAACAGATTCTACACTTTCTATAGATGATCCACCATAAGAAGCTATTTCTGTGCTAATAACAGATATTCCAGTAGTAATGGCAGTATCATTTTGGTCTAATAACTGTCCAGCAAAGGAAAATTCTGAAATATTGTTGCCTAATTCACCACTAGAGACAATATAAGTAGCTTCAACATAGGATAAAGACTCTTCATCCAATTTCATTCCAAAAATTCCATCACCAAAGAGTAATTCATACCTTTCATTCTCTATTTCTTGAAGAAAATAGATTGGCGTAGCAGAAGTGACATCATGTAAACTACTAAATTGCCTAAATGTCCTAGAAAGACTAGAATTCTCATCTCTCTTAACAATTACCTTGAGAAGACTAGTATCAATACCAGTATTGGTTAATTTATATCTTTGATCTGGTGTTCTTGAGCTAACTGTGAAATCTTGTTTGACATAAGTACCTTCCCATATAGGAACATTATTAAAAACTGCAATTCCGTCTGAGTTTACAGTAACTTTAGTCTCTTCTAATACTGAAAATACAAAAGCTTGCTTTCCAAATAGCAAACTAGAGGTAGCAACAATTCCTGGTTGTAAAGTTATAGTAGAAACATTTTCACCAGAAACATCTACTTCAAAAGATATAGTAGCACTTGCTGCTTTCCTTGCTCTAGGTACATATCCTATATTCCTTGCCAGAGACACCACGTTCTCCCTCAAGGTGGCACTATCAATGAATACCTCATTAGATACCATATTGGCATTATAAGAGGAGATATAGGTATTATAGGCAAGAGTGTCTATTATTGTAGATAGGTTCGATCCTTCAAAATCATAATCAGTAAAATTGCTGTTCGCCTTCAAATAGTCTCTTATAGAGACTTTAATCTCATCAAAATCGATATTACTGAAATTAACTAGTGGCATTTATCTAGTGGGTTCTAGTGCGAATGAGAGTTCTTGTGGTGGTACATCAATGCCAACAATGTAGTATTGAATTTGTACATCAAATTGATTGTCATCTGGATTTTCTTTCACAAAAACTTCATTAAGTTCTACTCTAGGTTCAAAATTTTCTATCGTATTGATAATTTCTGACCTAATAGTAGAGGCAGTTAACTTATCCAGTGTTTCAAATAGCAAATTAGGCACCCCTGAACCCAATATTGGGTTAAAAGGACGTTCGCCTGGTACTGTTAATATAAGATTACGAATAGATCTTGCAATAGCATTAGCATTTTTAAGCTGAATAAGGTCTCTATTCAGGGGATTAATCTGAAAAGTGGCACTAATATCTTTAAATGACTTACTAACCCTTTGTACAGGCACTCTATTGATACAAGAATTCTACCTTATTTAGTCACTAAAATTCATTTAATGTCATACTGTCTGTATCATAGTCTAATCCATCATCTTCTTCATCTATCGTATACAGATCATTATGTATAGATGTCCTTTTTTTCTTAGGAGTAGCATTATCGTTTGCTATTTCCCTCAACATTTTCTGATGTTGATGGTTTCCTAGGTTGTCTAAAAAATCGTTTTCCATGGTTTTACTCGTCGTAGACTCTACATTCTTCGGCATCTGGATGATTATCACAATAAACTTCTAGATGTTGGTCCTGATGTCTTGTATGATAGTCATTAATCTTACCATCATTAGTTTCAACCACATCATTCTTATGATATTCATCATAATAAGCATGAGCAGACTCTAAATCAGCCTTACTATACTCCATTTTACCATGATTTATGTGTTCCTTGCCATCTTTAGGGTCAAGGTAAACCTCATGTTCTAAATCGTGTCTAATTTCAGTCATTTTTTACCACATCGAACATTATTATTTACCATAGATACTTGTTTTGAATTTAAAACCGAGAGTTTTTCCGGGATTTTTTTAAAGAAAGTCGATTTTTTTCAAAAAAACCTCATTTCGCCAAAAAATAAGCAATTACAACAGATGCACCAACTGTAAATTGCTGTAAAAGTATTAATTATCATTGAATTCTACCCCTTCACAATCCTGTTTGGAGCAATAATACCTTCCTTTACCTTCAGTTTGA